CTGTTCCTCCGTCACCACCCGCTATTCCAAGCCCAAATTTCACAGCATTAATCGCAAATGTTCCAACTACGAACCATTCAAATCCGTTCACGCTAAAGGAAAACTCCCATTCCTCATCAAATGTTATTACACTGCCTGTTTTTTTTGCTTTCAAATAAAACCACTCCGATTGGTCAAAGGTGCGATTGGTTTCTATGTCGCCGTGGTATTGGTTAAATTCATTACCTGCATATTCTGCTAAGTAGACATAAAGACAATTAACGTTTATGAAAATACCGATATTATGGCTATCTATTACGCCTAATCCACATTGAGACTCATTACTTCTCTTTCGACAAACTTTAGCGACAATCGCGGAGATATTTGGCAGGGTTCGTTCCACTTTTGACAATTCCCCCACCGTTTGTTGAGTTATTTGCAAAAGAGATTTTGAAACTACAACATCACCTGTATTAACAAGATCATAGTCATCGCTAAGAGACTCCCCAAGAAAATCATCGTCAAGGACATTCGGCGGCGATTGTGGCTTATCGGGAGAGTAGTTGTTAACCAATGGCTGCTTGGCATCGAGAGCTTCAATTAAGCCTGTTATTTGTGATGAATCAAAATTTGCCGCTTCAAGTGCTTCGTCAATTAACAATTCAATCATCGCTGAATTACCGGTTGGTTTGTTTTCGCCGTTTGCATCCGTTAGCCACATTTCCGAAAATTCGTCATCTTCACCTGCAACGAAATAAAAAGCGTTTGCCACCGGCTCGGACGGCAATGCCGAAACTTTGAAAAATTTAACTTTAATTTGTGCCATAAACTTTTACCATTGAATTAGTTCCCAATAAATATCGTCGGTTTCGGTATTTTCGCCGACGCGCCAAACGATAACGATTTCCTGTGCGTGAGGCTGAACGAAACGAACTAAATCTAAAATCTCTTTATTTGTAAATAATGGCTTCGGATTCGTGAAGTAGAATTCTCCCCACGCACCTTCGCCCCAAACCTGTAAATCAGTCTGCCCCGATTGGATTTGTAAAATTTCGATAATAATGTGAAGCGGCTCGGTGATCGCAAACGCCGATTCGCCCCAAACAAATTCGCCCCAAGGAGCAGTTCGGGTGTGAACCTTGGCAATGATTCCGAAATCTGCAAGCCACAATTCGATTCCGCGTCTGGTTCCGCGCCGCGCCAGATGACGAGCAAAATTGCCGTAGAGCCGACGCTTATTTTCGAGAGTGAACCAGTGTGGGAACCAGCTCCAACCAAACAAATTTTGGAGCCAGAACTTGATCCATTCATCCGTTGCCGTCTCCGGGTTAATATTTTCATAAAATGAATCAAATAAGTCGTCGTAATCATCTAAAGTTTCGCCGAAAAATTGCAGGAAACGTTTCAAAAACAAACCTTCGTCGTCACGCCGAAAACGCGCCGGAAGATTGTTGTAAAGATAATCGGTGTTACTAAACGACATTGATTGTTACATTCACGAGCTGTGCCAACTCGAATTCTTCAAGCCTTGTATCACTCTCCGGAGAAATTAAAATTTGATTGACCGATTGCGGCTCGATGCGATCAACTCCGGCAGTGCCTTCGATGACGGCGATGATTTCCGACCGGTAGATTTTCCGTCCGAACTGTTCACGGCTTGCCGCATAAAAATTCCTAAGATTATTTTCAATCGCGTCGAGAACCGCGCCTTGCGGTGAATCAGTCGTGAGCTTTACATTGACCTCGACATCAAATTCGACAAAATGCGGATTTACAACATAAATAAATTGATTGCCAACCGCTTGATCTAAAAGCGCAGAAATTTTAGTCATGGTCAGCGAATCAATGTCTTCGCCGTTTTCCGTCATCACAATAACGGTCGTGTATCCGGGTTTCAGGATTTTACGGTCGCTGTCTTCTTCCTGAAATTCGCCGTTCTTAACAAACGGAAAAGCGCGAACCACGCCGTTGCCGCCCAAAGCTTCATCCAAAATCGCCTCTTCCAAATCTTTGACTGAAACAATTCTCTCGCCGCGCCGCTGAAATCGTTTCACGCGATCAAGCACCGATTCAACCGATTCGAGTTCTGTTCCGGAATCAATCGCCGACAGATTTGTAACTTCTTCGACATAAGCGACCGGATCAATCATTTTCGTGAGAACGTTTGGCGCAAGAAGCGTGTGTCCGGCAACAGTTCTTCGCGCCGTCGCCGTGCCGGTTGAAGTTCCGTAAGGAATCGTTACGGCTTCGGTTGTTTCAAAAAAATATTTGCCGTCAATATCGCTGATTTGCGTTTCTGCCGGAACAGTTACAGCTGTATTCAATGGTGCATCAATGGTAAATCTCAGCATCGTTTCTGCCGCCGTCGCCGTCCGCCGCTCGATACCGAACAAATTTGCAAAGGCGATTAAATCTTGCTCCGGGACACGATTGAAGCGATACGCAAGCTGCGCGATTTGCCACGCCATCGCCTCGAGCAAAACCGTATGTGGAGCCGATGGATTTGCATTCGTCAATTCAGGACAGATTGGCGTGTCCAATCCGGCTTCAATCAGTTTCAAAAGTTCCTGACGTTCGCGGATTTGCGCGTTGACAATGTCTGCTGTTAAACCACCGCTGATTCTTGCAATCGCTCCTGCCGCCAAACGATCTTCATCGCGTATTTCAATTTGCGGATATTCAATCATTATTCAATCAACCTCCAAACCGGATAAACTAAATTCTGCGGTGCGGCGACTTCTCCGACTTCGAAATATGAAATTGAAACGACAGCGCGTCCATTTTCATCCGTTTCCGCTCTTACCGTGACGCTTCGAATAAGCGAAACATATTTCAAGATTTGCTCTTCGAGATGCACCGCGAGTCGTGGCGCAAAACTGAAATCCTGCACCGCAAAGATAAAATCAGCCAAGCCGTAATCGGGCATCATTACTCGTTCGCCGCGCCGCGTTTCAATAATGTCCGCGATTGACTGTGCGATTATTTCTTCTTTTTTCGAAGTCGTCGCAATCGCACCGCGCACGTCGGCGCGAAACGGGAAACTAATTGTCGAACCGTGTAAGTTCATCATTAAATATTCGGACCGGTCTTATTAACTGTCCGACCGTGAATTTTGACGCTATCGCCGTCAATTGTTACGTTGCCGCCGTTGATGGCAATCGAACCGTCACCGTTGATGGTAATTTGCACCCCATTGGCATTGATTTGAGTGCCGTCAATACGCAAGTTCTGACCTTGCAACTTAGCCGACGTTTCAGCAATCAATTCAACATTTTGAGCTTCGATTTTCGCCAACATTTCGGCGATTAATTTCAAATTGCCGGGCGCGTGAATGCCGACGGTCATTTCATCATTGAAACCGTCCGGGACAAGCATATCTTCGTTATAAAGCGAAGCATAAAAAAGGTTAAACTTTTGTCCGAGTTGCCCGAACAAAACAACCTCAGAACCTTTCGGCGGAATGAATGCCGAGCCGTAGCCATTGCCCAAACAAAAAACCATTTGCCGCGCCCACTCGTCAAACATCAAATCCTCGTCAATTGAAGGGATAATGACGCGGACGCGGTGCTGTCGCTCAGGATCTTTATTGTCAGCGACAATTGCCGGAACGCCTATCAACCAACGCCCATCTTCGTTGATGGCTTTACCTGCGCTGTAATTCGTTTCATTGTAAAGTCGTTTAGGCATTTATATCCCGATACAAATTTAAACTCATTTCCAACTGTCCGGGCGAATAATTTAATCCGACCGCATCACACACATATTTGCCGGAAAACAATTTTCCGACTTCTAGAATTTCAACCGTATTCCGCACATCGAGCCGTTCACCATTCGGTGGAAAAACGGTTGTTATCAAACCTTCAAAAGCGTGTTCACGCTCTAATTCTTTTTGGGCTTGGGCGCGTTTCGTGAGCTTCGACCGCTTACCGGAGCCATCTTGCTTCAGCACTAAAGAGTAGCGTCCGCGATTTGAAACATTCGATTGAGATTCACTTCTTTTGCCGCCGCGTCCGCGTCGGCGAACTCTCACGCGACGCGGTCTGCCGTCCTGGTTTTCCGGCGTTCGATATGTAAAATTCCAACCTGGTTGCAAAACGAAATCTTTTCTGTTTTTCAACGTCAACACAGGCGTTCCGACCGTTGCCGGATATTTTGCAAAAAGCGTGTCGCCACGCACGAAAATCACTAAGCCGGAATCTCTGGCGCGTTCCATCGCCCACTCCCAATCGGTTTGTTCGTCCTGCATCGCCGCTTTATTTTTTTCAAGTTGCTTCGGTTTTTCAGGACCTTCAAACTTCAAACCGTTCCTCGCCGCCAATGCTTTAATTATTTCCAAATCATCTTTACCGTTTTTGTAACCGGCGCGTTTGATTAGTTTCATTTTGAAACCCATATCGAACGCAATGAACTCAGTCGAAGATTCCTCGCGTCTGACCTGCGCCAGCAAACCTTTGAAAACCGGCTCGCCTAAATCTTGTCCATAGCCGAGAAAAACACGCACGGTTGCCATCGGGATTGCGTCCGATCCGCTGAAGGCATCAATAACGCGAAAACTCGGATCAAAAAGCCGCCACGTCGCTTGGCTCGATTCATTCGTAACGAGTTCGATTTCAACACTTTCAAACAACCGCGGTTGTTGCCACGAATCCCACAAGACGAGTGATTGCCCGTCGCCGCTGACGACATCGGCGCGGCTGATTTCAATAGTTGCGTGTGGACTTGTCGGCAAGTTCATAAACTTTCGTATCTTCCGCGCTCGAGCGGACGGCGCGGAATTATCAATTCAGTTCCAATTTCAATTTGCCGCACGTCCGGCAGATTATTCCGCTCGGCAATAATTCGCCATAACCGCCAGTCGCCGTAGTAATTCTCGGCAAGTGAGGATAATCGGTCAGTTCGCGCAAAAACGTGAACTTGAAGTGCCGCATCATCTATCGGACGCGCCGCACCGTATTTCTCGAATGGACTGATTGACCTTTTACTCATTAGTTGTCATCAACACGCACACTTGTCATTTCGCCGCTGTCCGGTTGGACCTGAAGCAATGAAAGTCTAATTCGCACTCTAATCGGATGCCCGTCCGAATTAAAAAATATTTCTTCAACTGTCAAATCCTGCAAAACACAACGTTCGTTCCTATCTCCCCAAATCGCCAAAAGCGGAGAAGGAGTTCCTCTATCTGAATCTTCTTCCATCAAAGCTCGAAGTTTTTTGATTTCAGGTGTCAAAGATTCATTCGTATCGGTGTTGTCAAAATAAAGCTCGTCAATGTCAATTTGGCGCGGTTCACGATTTGCATAAAACAATGGTTTAACGCCGATGGTCGTTTCCTGTGCGTTCCAATTTGCACGGTCATTCGTCCGTGTTTCATTCGGAAAATACTGAAATACAAACGAATCTTGATTCGTCAAATTAACGAGAGCAAATCCGGCGTTAGCCATTAAGATCGAATCCTCCCGTTATTCATTCTTTCGGTTACAATGCGCTCTAAATCCTTTTTATGTTCGTAAAGCATTGTCCGAAAATTTGCTTCGGAATTTTTATCACCGTAAACCGTAATTTGCGGAGAATAATTAATCACCGGAGCAGACGATGATTGCACGGCACTTCCAACATTCGCGGTCTTCAATCCCTTCGTAACTTTCGCAGGAGTGATGACGTTTCCGGCGTGAACCATTGCCATACCGTCCCGCTCGACTACTCCGCCGATGGCACGAGATGGAAAAATGCCGGTCGTGTCGCCTTGAACCGGAACTTGTATCGTTTGAACTTGCGGAACGGGCATTTGCCAATTTTCAATTTTTGAGCTGAGTGAACTTAATGAGTTCGACGCGCTATTTGCCGAACTTGCAACATTATTTAAAGGAGACGGGACCTTGTTTGCCGCATCACCCATTTGGGTTACATTTTGCTGGGTTGTCCAAAACGGTTGTTGTAACTCGGAAAGACTTTGAACCGTAGTTTGCGTTTGTTGATTGAGTTGTTGACTCGTTTGCGAAAACTCGGCAAAACTTTGTGTGATCGGAGCAAAATTCAATCCGGCTAAACCTTCTAAACTTTGCATAGCTTTTGTGAACGATTCCGGAAATGCCGTTTGCAATCCTTCCTTGACGAGTTTCTGCTCGTCGGGATTCTGAACTCGTTGCGGAAGTTGTTTAAGAAACTCCGCCATTATTCGAAAATCTTGAAGTTCCGGACTGAAATTTTTAAAACCTTGCGCGATCGTATCTTTGTCGTGTTGTCGTCCCCAACCGGCAAATTTATTTTCCGCGCCGGACATTTTTGTCAGTGGATACAAAAATGATTGCGCCGACGCATGAGAAAATTTCTGAATAAAGGAGAGTTTATCCCATTGAGTGCCGCCAATGGCATAATCCAAGCCATTATTTAATGCGGTAAACCACGCTAAATTCGCTTTGTCAGCGATGTCTGTTTGATTAAATTTGAGTCCCTCATTTTCTGCTTTTTGAAAAATATCAAAATTACTCTTCGCTACCGTTGACACATTTTTTTGAGATGTTCCGGCATCGATTGCTTTTTGAACCTCGGAAGCGATCAGCGTCAACAAATATTCGATACCCATAACAGCGGCAATTTGCACTCCAATTCTAACCGTCGAATTGGAACTGATTCGTTGCATCGCGCCGCGCAACCCCGTTGCTCTGGTCGTTGCCGTCGCCATTGATGCTGAAGCTGCATTTGCCGCCGTCGCCGTTCCTTGTAAATAAGGAATCAAACCTTCAGCTCGTGAGAATGTTGAAGCCAGTCGGAATAATTTAATACCGGTTGTGAGCGTTTTGAAGCCGGAATACGCAACCAAGGCAGTTGTGCCGTAAGCCGCAATGGTTCCGAGAGTTTTCATCAAATTCGGATTTTCAGCCGCAAATTGTTGCATCGCTCCGACCATTGAGTTTGCGCCGTCGAGAAATTGCTTTGTGTCTTCCATCAGCGGCGTGAATGCCGTTGCTTTGAAATTTTGCCATGAGCCTGACAATGCCTCCGATTTAGCATTGTAGGTGTCCATTTTTTGATTGATGAGAGATTGAACATCAACAGCTTTGTTCATTTCCGCCGTGATGTTTCGCCAGCCTTCAACACCTTGTTCGACCATCGAGCCGGCGATTCGCGCTCCCTGTTCGCCGAAAATAGCGTTTAAACTCGCCGCACGGTCTTCAGGACTAAGTGCTTTCATCTTTTCAAGTTGGGCGAACATATTTTCAACCCCTTGAAAACTGCCTTTTTCATCAAAAAATTCAAGTTTTATGCCTTTTTCTTTGGCTAATGCGGCGACGGCTTTGTCTTTGTGGGCGATGAATTGAGTAATTAGCGCATCAAGCGTCGTTCCGGCTTCAGAACCTTCGCGTCCGGCGAATCGTTTTGCAAATGCAATTAGTTTTGCGGTTTCTTGTGAGCCTTCAAATCCTTTCAAGCCGAGCGTTCCTCGCGCTGTGCTGAAGAAATATTTCGAAGCTTCGATCAAATTGCCGGAAGACAGATTGAATCTGTCGCTAATGGCAGAAAAGGTTTCGACAGCCTTCATATATTCGTTTCCTTGCAAATCGAACATTTTGCCGTAGCTGCCTAAATCTTCCGCTAGTTGTGGACCTTGTCCGGTTCTGATCGCATTGGTCAAATTAGCAAGATACGCAGCGGCGCGTCCGGCACCATTCAAGGTCACTTCAGCATCAACTCCGGCTTTATTCATCGCCGTAAAAATGTTGGCATAATCCGCCGTATCGCCTTGCAGTTGGTTTCCCAATTCAGTAGCTAACGCCATTATGCGTCTAATTTGGTCTTTTTGAACCTCAGCTGAATAGGCACTGTATTTTGCGTTTTCCTGATACGCTTGGCGAACATTGAGTAAAGCTTCCTCATAGTTTCCGGCTTCGTCAACTCCCTTTTTCAGAAGAGCGAGTCCGGCAAGTCCAACACCGCCGATAGCTAAATCACGATTAAGATTTTCGCGGAGTTTGTCGTATGTTTCGGACAGCATTTTGCCGTCTTTGCCGAGCGCACGAATTCGCGCACCAGCGCGGTCGAGTCCGCCCGACGCGGCATCTTTGAGTGATAATAAAATTGCTAAATTATAAACTTCCGATGACATTTAAGCTTTGTTAATTTCGTTTAGAATTTCTACATAAGAATTGAATCTTTCACTTGGCAGATTCAGAATCTCCGTTTCCGTCCATCCGGTTGTTTTCGCCAACAGCAACACCGTCTTCGCCATTCCGCTCTTCAGATAATTCTCTTCGATTGAGGCGAAAGGATTGCCGGAACATTTCCGCACCTACCCACAAAAGATTTACATTTCCGGCATCGAGCGTTTTGAAATGTTCCAAATCAATCGGACCTTCGATGGAAGCCGCGCCGTCGCTCGTCATCAAACGTGATATTTGCCGTCCCATTAAATAACAACGTCGCGCCACGCCTTGCCCGAAAACGTCTGCCTGAACTTCATCGTTGCCGGTAATGCGGTTTCCAAATTGCACGATGTCATATTCCGTTCCGTCAATATCAAAACCGAACGGTATCTGAACTTTGAAATCGGGAAGATATTCCGCCTTTCTTTCGCCGCGTCCATCAGCGAGATATTTTTCCGCCGCTGAAGCAATATCTTCACGGTCAATCGAATCGAGTGAAAGAAGCACGTTTAATGGCACCGGCATTTTCATCGTGCCGAAAGCCGTTATCATTTTGCGCCGGACTAAATCCTGATATTGCGTCGGATTAGCACCTTGCGGATCATTATCCAAATCAATCATGTCCTTGACTGTAATTCGCCGCCCGAATGTAACAGTCGTATGCAAAGTTTCTTCTTTGGTCTTTGCGTCAACCGATGTATAGCCGCCAATCAATTCGATTGAATGTTGAAATTTTTCGCTCATAATTTTCAGATAAAAATAAAGTCCAAGGTCCAAAGCCGTTTGACTTTGGGCTTTGGACTTTGGAATTAACAAATTAGACTTAGAAGAAATCCACGTCTGTCGGCATACATTTGAAATTAAAATATGCCGCGTCTTTTTTGTCGCCTTGATTTGCCTCTTGGCTGAATTCCGTTGGCACGCAATCAATCAATTCAAAGATTTGCAGCGTCGAAAATCCGTCCTCGTCCAATTGAATAAGGCGCATCGTTAATTTGTCGGTGCGAAGCCCTTTGATATAAGCACGAAAATACCTGAAAATTTCGTCAGCGGTGTTGTTTAAACCGTGCGCGTGTTTTACGGTAATTTCTTGCGGCTTAAATTTGCCGCGCCCAATAACCGGATTTCCCTGATCACCGACACCGATTTCAAAATGTTCGTGCTTCAGACCGATTCCCGACACTTCTGACGCTCGTGCAAATGTCACGCCGTCAACTTCCAATAAATAATTTCCTGCACTTGTTCCCGGCATTAATTATTACCTCCATTCAAAACATTTAAATCTTGCGACAACGGCACGTTGTCAATATTGATAATGATAACTTCCGCCGTTGGCGAAAGTTTGACACCGATTTGGATATGAACCCGCCCGTCTTCGAGTTCTTCAGGCGGATTATTCGAAGCATCTGCAACAACCATAAAAGCTTCTTCTTCCGTCTTACCGTAAAGTCCGCCGTCGCGCCAAAAATTACGAAGGAAGTTTTTGCCGCTGGCAACCAAATCGCGGAATAATCTGCCGGTGCCGTCAACGGTCGCAAATACTGCCCACGCATAGCCGATTTTTGCCGAATAATAAATCAGATTCAGCATCCGACGTTCGTGAACGAAGCGAACGCGCGTCTCGCCTGCAGGCGCAAGCACACGCGCCCCGTAAACCTTGATACCCTCGCCCGGAAGAGGCGCGATGACATTGATGTTTTTACGATTCAACAACTCGCGGACGTTATCATTGACAACGGAAGTGCCGTCCGTGTTTCGCTCGACATCGAGCGCGTTCGGAACCGTGCCGTTATTTGCCGGAGCCTTGTGCGTCCCGATGGTGCGATCAACTTTGGCGCATTCACCTGCCGCAAAACACGTCGGCGGATAAAATTTCTTTCCGCTTTGTCCGTCAAAACGACGCATTTCAACCCACGGATAATAAACTGCGGCGTGAGAACTTGGCGTTGCGTTAAAATCATCTGCAACATCGTCGTAGGCTTCGCCCAATGCCGGTTCAAGCAAGGCAAGGCGATTGTATGCTTGAGCGTGAGCAATCAAAGCAGCAGTATTGGCACTGTCGTAATGCCCTGGAATAGCAACTTGCCCGTTTCCGATGGTTTCATCTTCGAACTCAGAAAGAAACGCGGCTAAATCTTCATTTGCCATTCCACCTGCACCATCAGCACCTTCTTCAAGAATAAATGTGCCTGCCGCCGGTCGTCCGGTTGCTCCGCCCACCGTTGTTGCTATGAGCGAGATATTCACCAATTTTGAAGCTTGGTTAATGGCGGCAATTTCGCCTGCAACTCTAATGTTCGCATCCTTATAACTTTCCGTGATCCCGAGAGCATTACTCGTAATTTTGATGTCGCATCGGTCTGTGTCAGAGGTGTCCGAAATCGTTACCGAAATATCAACCCACTCGGATGCGTATTTTGCTTCGAACTTAAATGTCGCCGTTGGCGACCCGACGCGATTATTACGAATTGCCGAAGCCTTCACCGGAGAATCTGCGGCTCGAACGACAACGAGCTGCTTGCCGCCGTATAGATTAAAAAAGATATACGCAAATTCGGCTAAATAACCGGACGGATGAAATCCGCCGAAAACGCGCAAATATTCCGCCCAACTCGTGATTACTTGCCGCACACCTGTCGGACCCCAATTTGCAAACCCGACGACAAACGCCGTCGAACTCGGTTGCCGTTGAATCGAACGAGCAACCTGTCCGGCATTAACAATGGCTGTTACGCCCGGCTTGCTTGTTTCAATAGTTAACCCCATTTATTTAGCCTCCTTTGTTTTTTCTTCTTTGACTTCTTCGATAACATTCAGCCAACCGCGAGACTTATAATTCATCTCGCGGTCGCCGAGTGATTTTAATTTTCTGCTTGCACCGGAAGGCAGCATTTTGCCGTCCGACATTAGCAGTGGATTATTTGTTTGATTGGTTACAGTGACCATATTTTTCTCCTAAGTTTTTATTTTCACGCCCGGTAAATTATTCATATCGCCGTGCGTGTTCAGGCTTTCCACGCCGACAGAAAATTCTGTTACTGCAGTTCCGGCTTCGCTTCGATCTTGCGATGACCAATTAAAGAACGTTTGAAACGGAACTGCATAAGCCGTTATTCTCGGCAATCGCGCAATAAATTCATTTGCCTCCGGCATTAACGGCAAATTCGTCAAAAGAATTTCCTCATCGTCAACGGTTTTCTTAAATCTCACTCCCGTCAAAATTTCTCTGACCTTTGAAAGCATCGTGTAGCAACCGAGTTTTTTATCTCCGACGAGTTTTCCGCGCCGTTGCGCCAAATCGCCTCGTGCATCTGCTGAAGCGCAAACGACGACAAAAGTGCAATCGTGCCGAAAGTGCAGCGGCGAACCTAAGACCGGACTCGTTACCGGCATTTTTGTATCCTCGCCTTGCGCGTATGACACCATCACGAGGGGAAAACGCGGAGTCAATGAACTAATCGCTTGCCGGAGATTTTCGCTGTCGAGTTCACCCGAATAAGTGGCGAATTCTTTCACGCCGAGCGGCTTCATCTGATTTTCAAGAATCTGCAAAATCGCGTCTTCGATTCCGCCGACATAAAATTCAAAATCCTGTGCCATTAATTCCTCGCTATGTGACGTTTAAAAATTTCACCGATGTCGCGGACATCTTCTTCTTGAAACATCACGAACGGACGTGCCGGAGTTTTGCTTCTTCCGCGACCTGTTCCGCCCGGATACCCGAAATGATGGCGCGGTGCATCAATGACGTTTGTTCCGACCTCAACGCCGTCGGTATTAACCGTCATCGCGTGAGAGTTTTTTAATCGAGCCGTATCAATTAGAATTTGACCTTTTCCTTTGCCGCGACCTTTTCGCCGACGCGAAACAGTCGCAGTTTTCAATTTTTCCCATTTTGTCGGACGACCTTGCGCCTTAAAATTCTTTTCAATCGAGCCGAGCATCAAAGTTCCGGCAGCACGGAGCGGACGCTCAACGTGCTTCATATCAGCGGCAAGTTGTTTCACTTGCCGGAACAATCGATCAATGCCCTGCACTCCTTCAATCATTGTGTCCTTTGCGGAATAATCGGATGATAAATTCCGTTTCCGTGAAATTTTGTTCGTTCAAATTCAGCCGGATTGTTTTGCCACAAAATAATGTGTTCGGCTCCGTATCGAACATTGTTAGCGGCATTTGCGATGTCGCTACAAATCACATAATTTGTTGAAACACCGTTGCTTTCAGGAAAAACGTATTCTGAAGCGAGAATGTAACCGATACCGGGACGCGGGTCTTGATCGAAAATCGTTCCGTCATAGCTATCAGAACGAAGCCGGAACGATGGTGTTTGTGTAACCGGCGACGGAGTGCAATTATCCAAAACATAGATAATGTATTGCGAAAAATTCAGTCCGTCCTGATAACCAAGTGCGGAGGCATCAGCAAAAACTTCATTTAACGAAGCGTCGGCAATCGTTTTGAACTCTTCCGTCGTGCCGTTTTTGGAAGCTAATAGAATGCCGTTCGGTGTTCTTTCCTGCACGTCCGAATAGACCTGAAGAAACGGCGCATCAATTTGTGATTTGTCACCGCCTTTGAGCCAGCCGCAACTTGTTGCCACCGTCAATAAAATTAAAATTAAAATAATTTTTTTCATTTCAAAAAATGTTCGATCAGCATTGCAATCGAAATAAATACGACCCAGAAAAAAAACAGCAATCGGAATTGCTAAAAGAGGATAACAGCCGTTGTTTGGTCTTCCATTACTCATTGATTGCAATTGCCGAATTCGCCTGCATCATGGCATCGTGAACTTTGCGGATTGCCAACGTTTGTTCCGGAGATTCAGGAGTTAACTCTTCAATCGCTTCAGCAAACGTTTTCGCGGCATCACGAAGCTTTGCATAACGCTCAACCTGATCGCCTTTCGGCGCATGATATTTAAATAAATTGTCTAAATCCAACTTCGGCATAGATACTGTTTTCGTTAAAAAATTTGATAAAAATTTCGATAAAAATCTCGATAATCAGTTTTCGTTTTCAATTAAAAGCCTGATAAATTGTCGTTCGTAAACTTTGATTTCTGCGCGTTCGT